TCATCAACAACTACATGCTCGACCGCTATGGGCTACAGTCCGTAGAGGGACTTAGTCGTGAAAAGATTGTAGATGATTTTCTAGACAATCGCCGTGGTGTGTCTGCAGGTAATACAGTACGTGGATTATCTGAGATGGACTACCTTAACGACATCAAAGATGATCAAGATAAGACTGTCAATGCAGCTGCTGCTGCAGCTCTCTTTGAAAACATGGCAGGTCTGTACTCAGGTGAAACTACGCTAGGTGAAAAGGTCAGGGGTACTGGTGACTACGTTCGTACAGCATTGCTAGACCCAATCAACCTAGCTGGTGGCCTCATCGGTAAGTTTATTGGTGGTGGTGCTGTTCGTTTAGGAACTCAGAGTGCTAAGAAAGTAGCACTACGTGAGATGGCTAAGAAACAAGCAGCAGGTGCAACCCCTAAAGTTGTAGCAGAAACTGGTAAAAAAGTTTTCATAAAAGCTGTAGATGAAGCAGGTAAGATTACAACTAATCAAGTTAAAAATTACTCAGCTCAACTACTAGGTTCTAAAGGTCTTAAGCGTCTAGCACAGAAAGGTGCACTAGCTGAGATTGCAACAGTCACTAGCATTGAAGCTGCTGTAAGTGTTGGTATGGAATACCTATATCAAGACGGACTAATAGAACTAGGTGTACGTGATGACTACGACAAGTTTGCTATGGGTATTGCAGCACTGGGTGCCACTGCTATTGGTGCAGTGCAAGCAGGTAAAGTCGTACTTCGTGGTAGCTCTGATGTAGCTGCACCATCTGTTACTGTAAAAGAGCCAGATGCTAAAGGTATGCTGGTTGATATTGCCAAGTCCATTGAAGAGTACACAAATGCCTTAGTTCCAAAGACTGGTAGTTGGAAGAACAAAGTTAAGGGTGGTGTAGAACTTAAAGATCTAGACACTGACTTCTTTGTTGACCTATTGCTAGGTCACGTTGACGACGAAGGTAATGTTGTACTGAAAGGTATGGCTCAGATAGCTCAAGAACGTGGTCTAAGATTTACCAGACGTGGTGATGGTGATCTGTATAGCAACTGGATGGCTGACATGATTAAGCAGTCAGACCCAGCAGAGATCAAACAGTTTATCAAAGCTTTTGAGAAGTCTACAGGCAATAAGTTAAAGCAAGCTAAGACCCTGACAGTTGAAGAGTTTGCAGATACTTTTGCAGCTAAGATGAATGGTGCTGCTAGAGTACTTAATGCTGCATCACAAGGTGCAAAGCTTAATGGTCTGTCTGCTAAAGACCTAGAGATTGCAGAGATGATTGATACTGCATTAGACCTAGGGTTCTTGAAGAAGCCTGATGATCCTTATGCAACACGTCTTTCAGAACAGTTACCAGAGTTTGTTCGTAACAATCAGAACAGATTGATTAGATTGCTTGTGTCTAACCCATCAACCAGTGCACTTAACATGATTGGTTGGGGTGCTAATGCAGGTCTTAATACTGTTTCTGATATGGCACTGATGACCCTACACGCAGGTAGGGGTACACTTGCCAAAGCTATTGGTATGGAAAAGGCTGGAGAGAAATCTTACAAGATTGCTAGAACACTCTTCGAGTCTAATGCATTTCGTATGAGATTGCTGCTTGACCCTGATATGACTCATGCTGCATTCGAGTCTGCACTTACACGTAACACTGAGGCACTACAAACATTAGCAAGTACATTGCCAGGTGGCATTGATAATGTAACACGGTTAGTTACAGACGGTAAGTTTACCCCTAACCAAAAACTTATAGGTGAAGGTACAGATGGTATTGTAGACTTTATTCAAACGTTATCATTTGTTAAAGCACAGGACAGCTTCACTAAGTCTCAAGAGTTTATCTTTCAAATGGATAAAGAACTTAGACTGGTTACTGGTAAAGGTTGGTCAGACTTTTACAACTGGGAAGATGCAGCAAAGTTTATGGCTACAAAAGAGTATGCTCAGATAGAAGCTAAAGCTGTAGATAAAACACTGGAATCTATTTTTAGTAAATCCTACAAAGGACCAGGGCTTGTTGGTGAAGTTGCTGCAGTAATTGAAGATGCTAGAAATATCCCTGGGGTTGGTTTACTTATTCCGTTCGGTAGGTTCTTTAACAACACAGTGGACTTTGGCCTACAAGCTTCTGGACTTGCTATTGCAGGTAAAGCTGCAGGTAAATATTCTAATAAAAGTTATGGAGAACTCTTTACTAGAGCAACCGTATCTTGGGGTTACACTTCTACATTAGTTATGGAAGAAAGTGAAAACCGCAAGAATGGACTGGGCCTCTATCAAGAATCTATCGGTGGTGAAGTTGTTACACGTCAGTACGATTACCCAGTCTCAGCATTCAAAGCTGCTGCAAGAGTTGCATCTTACTGGATGGATGGAGAAGAACCACCTGCAGAACTTCTCGCTCAAGTAGCTAGAGACTTTACACTTGAAGGTGTCCTTAGAAACCTAGATCAAACTCAACAGGATGTTGCAGGTATTGGTTTCTATATGCTTCAGGGTGATATGAAAGAAATGTGGAGAGCCTTTGGCAAATCTATGGGAGGTGTAGGTTCACAGGTAGCCTCTGCAGCTACACGTTGATCGAACCTCTCAACACATTGGCTGGTATTGCTAGAGGTGAAGAAGCAAGACCTATTGATCGTTATCAGGGAAACAAACTCTACAATGACTCTGTTCGTTATGTTGACAATATTATTCCACTGTTTACTGGTGAACCAGTCGGTGAGACACTTAAGCAAGCAGCAACAGGAGAAGCTGATATTACATCTACAAAGTCATTAGGTGTAAGATCTATCAGGCTTACTGATACCCAACGTGTTATGAACATGCTAGGCTATGAGCAGTTTGATATCAATGCTGCTAGACAAATCAGAACAAAAGTACCTGAAGCTGCTAACGAATACAACGGTATTCTGTTTGATGTTATTGAAGCTAAGGCATCTGCCTTGATGGATAGTAAGGCATTTAGAAACATGCCTCTTGATAGACAGAGACTGTATTGGAAAAAGGAGATACTGCCTGAAGCTCAAGAGTTAGCTAAGAGCTTCTTGTATCTGCAGTACTCAGGTCCACTCGATACTATCGACCTGCAGTATGAATTATCAGGTAAATACAACAATAAAAAACTAGACGATGCTATTGAAGAATTAAACTTTGATGGTGAGATTGGGGATATGACTAGGGCAGAACTGTATGTCCTTAAGGAATATCTCTCTACAGTAGAGCAGATAGAAATGCTCAAGGTTCCTGCGGAGGTTGGAGCAAGACAATACGGTAGATAAAATAAAAGGGGGCATCAAGCCCCCTCTTTTTATGTATCATCATCTAGCATATAGTCTGCCCAATCATATGCTTGCCGTTTTATTTCCTGCATATTGTTACTCGACCTGCCACCAGCCAATAGACCACTCAAAGCCTGACCCGCCAAGTAGATTCTTGCAGTCAGGCTTTGTGTTGTTGGAGCTTTACGCTTTTGCTGAGTAAACTTTTTTGCTTCTTTCTCTAAGCTCTCTTTCAATTATCAGCTCCTTGTTTTTGAAATAGGCTTTATTAAAACCCATCTCCCAATCCCTACTATCTTTTGTATTAACTTGGTAGGGATTACCCAAGTCACCTTTGAGGAAGGCTTGGTAGCCCTCATTGAATGGTTTCATCTTTTGCTTTGATGCTGTATAAGTGCTTCTAGGTACCATCTTGCTTTCTTCAAATCCTCTAGACCATTTTTATAACGCCACCGATGTAAGTACTTAGCAACGTTACCCCGATAATAACCGATAAGCTCATCATCTGTCAAGATGTCTTTGATGTAATCAATACATTCAATCTCACCTTGACCATAATGAGGAGGCTTGTTTACGTTATCTGTCATAGTATAATCAACTCCGCTTCTGTGTATGGAATGTGAAAGAACAACTCACCTGGTCTGATGTATCTACCCTTTGCTTCACCAAGACTTTCCTTAGTCAACAAGAAGTCTCTGATACGCCAAGCTTGCTTGAGGTCTTTACGAAAGACATAGAAGTTAAGTACACCATTCTCACCTTGATACTTATCAAGTAGACGTTGCTTACGTTCTGGAATACGTATCTCCATCCAGTGTGTAGGCCAGTCACCATCCCAAGCTACCTTAACCTCAGCCTCATTGAAGTAAGTGTAGCCATGCTTCTGAGATACAACGTCTACATTGTAGTTCTCTTCAGTGTTGACTAGCACATGCCCCTTCTTTGTGAGGTACTCTGTCAAAGCATCCTTTGCTTGTGAATCGTACGCTTCGTATAGTGCTCTATTAAATGCTTTTCTGACGGGCTTGCCCATGTTCAAGGTACTCCTTAAGTTCTGTGTACCCACCAATGTGAGACCCCGAAGGGCTAAAGATCTGAGGTACTGTGGTAATACTAGAACGTTTCAAAAGATAAAGCAACCACGAACTAGATTTAGATTGGATATTATATTCGGTGTATTGTAAGTTAGCCCCTTTCAATAAAGCCTTAGCTTGATCACAAAAGTTACATTGATTACGAGTGATCATTACGTACATCTTGTCTCCATTTCAATTCGTACAACAGTTTCTTTTGTTCGTAGTCAGACATGATCATCCAGTCACGTATCTCATCTACGGTTCGTAAACACCCTGCGCAGTATCCATCCTCTATCCGACAGACCTTTACGCAGGGTGAAGGTGTAGACCCTACACTAGGTCTACGATTTCGCATGAGTCACCAGAGCAAGCCATAGTTTGCATTGCCACAGTGTTGTCCTCTTGTTCATACTCTGAAAGCTGGGACCAGTCAATAGACTTTGGCATCAGCTTTGAAAGTTCTTTATACTCACGTTCACTGCAGTCCTGATAGGGTGCTTGCTGATAGGTGTGATCAGAGTGTGGTAAGAAGGACACACCAGACATCTCGTCAAAGTGTTTGTACACAAAGGCACCCACGTCTAGCCACTCCGAGTCACGGACTGAGATAGTCACCGATGGTTTATGCTCACACCAATTACGTTGATAAGCCAGCCACATTTCTAGCTGCTCGATAGCTGACATATCATCACGAGTTACAGCTTTGTTAGGTGACTTCTGAGGGAAGCTAAACACTGTAGTGGTATCACCCTTGAACACACATGGCTCATGGGGAATGCCTTGATCTTTCATGAACTGAGTAAGAGGGTCTTTGTTGTCACCTCGTACAGTCCTAACGTAAAACCGTGAGTGGCGAGCATGGATACCAGATGCTGAATCCACAAGCTGAGAGACAGTGCCGCTTGGCTTAACGCAGCTGATAGCAGCAGATACAGGGATACCAAGTTTATCAGCAAACTCAGCATTAGTATCAACAGCCACTTTACGAAGGTGCGCAAGAGTTTCATTGAGTCCTTTATTCTTTGTAGTCAGCAGTGGGTTATCCATTATGCCCGTGAGTGACACACCAAGCAGTCGTTCGGCTTCAGTGTTGTCTCTCCACACCTTTCGCAGATACGGAAATTTTGTGTAGGTGGATTGGATAGTTCCCAGAATTGTTGCCAGACGGACCTTTCTTTCCAAATCGTCGATAGTGTCTGTAGCCCGTACGACACACTCGGTAAGGTTGCAGAACTGATACGGACGAAGAATGATTTCACTGCAAGGGTTAGTCCCAAACTCGTAATCACTATCACGTCTACCATATTTTGCAGCTTGTTTCTTAGATGCTTCACGATTGAATACTCCTCGTTCTCCTGACTTGGATTCAACCAAAGCTGTCCACTCACGCATGAATGTTTCTACATCAGGCTTTTCTGTATAAGATACAGAGTTGTTAGCTAGTGCACGGTGAGCTGCTGTCTCCCACCACTGACCAGACTTAGCGTGACGCATACGGTCATCACTTAGGTTAGATAGAGAGATCATAGCTGATCGACGTACACCGCCAACCACAACAATCTGTCCGATGAAACACATCAGGTCATGGCACTCAATGCTTGAGAGCTTACGACCTTGTGCATTCTTAAATGTAGACACAGCAAAGTTAAACAACTCAACCAAAGGTGCTGGGCCTGATGCTCTACCACCAAACGTTTTTAGTCTTGCACCTGCAGGACGTACACGAGAGACATCCCACTTAGGAATCTCACCAGCCCATAGGAGTGCTAACACTTGACGGAAAGCTTTCGCCCAACCTTCCTTACTGTCCTTCACGACGACTGTGGTATCACTCTCGAACAGATGTGGTACTTCTGGGAGCTTGCTGATGTACTGCCGTTCTACAGAGAAGCCAACCCCCGTGCCACAGAGGAGGATGTACATCGCTTCGTCGAAGCTTTTAGGATCATCTACTGGGAGATATGAACAGTTGTAACCTGCAGTATTATCACGATCAAGAGCAGGGCCAGCTGTCATCATAGCTCGCATAGAAGGCATGATCTCTAAGCCAAGGATAGCTTGTTGGATATCATTGTAAATATCCCAACCCGATTCATCTGTTAAAGCCTTGGCAACAACATTATCCATGTAACGTTCAACTGTTTGATCCCAGTTCTCACGGCCTTTATCATCAAAGTATTTTGCATACCGTGACTTGTGAATAAAAGATTGATAGTCTGTTGGTAGTTGATTACTCATCGTTTATCTCCTGAGCCTTTTAGTGCACCTCGTGCTTTACGACCGTAGAGTTTCTCTAGGTTTTCGAAAGCGATGTCATGCAAGTCAATGTTAAGATCACGGGACAGTGCAGCTAAGTACCACAACACATCACCGATCTCTGCAGCAATACCCTGCCGATCAAAGTTATTGTCACGAATCATCTTCTTAACTTTGTTTGCAACTTCACCTGCCTCACCTGCTAGGCCAAGGGCGGGGTATAATATACTATGCGTACTGTTGTAGATAGCAGTCTTAGCTGCTGCCCTTTGGTACTGATCCATAGTCATACGTTCTTTGAAAGCTTCGTTGTAATACTCCCAAGCTTCTAGGTCCGAATCATTCAACACTTTTTACCTCACATTCTTCCACAATTACATCGTCTATGTCGTATAGACTGGCTTCGATTAGTTCCGATACTACGTCAGAGTTATCCCCAAAGGTCTCAAGAAAGTTAGCCTCGGGGTCTACTTTAATTTTTATAGATAGCTCAAACCTCATTCGAAAGACCCCTAGTTATACGCACTAGTGCCATCCATGTCAATTACAATCGGGTCAATGCTCTTCATAAAATGCTTCTTCCATTCATAAGCATCATCGAAGTCTTCGAACCAAAAGTTATCTTCACCAACCACACCATCTATCTCTGTTCTACACACCATAAAATACTTAGATCCATCAGGTGCCATCTCAAGTTCTAACTCAGAAACTTCTTCAATAGCTATTGGACCTTCCGTAACTCCCCAGATTTTTATTTCCATTTCTTTAACAACTCCATGTAATGATCTACACTAATCATTGTGATCCAGTCTTTTCTATCTGCACGAAAGAACACAACTGGTTCTCCTTTACCGTGCTTACTGGCTTGCTCAATATAATCATAGGCCATCTTCATACCAGACTTCCTACGCTTTACTTCAATAGTAATAGGCATCTTTTTTCTAGCTGCAGGGGACAGCTGGATATCTTCTCCAGTGTCCCCCATAGTTGTGGACTTTATGTCATCAGGCTCGAACTCAGGAAAGGTTTCTAATAGCTTGTCCCTGATTTCATTTTGTCCACCACGTCCTTTTGCTTTAGCTGCTCGTGTCATCGAACACCTCTGCTACCTTGGGTTCCTTCTCTACGTGTACAAGATACTCAATACCGTACGAGTACTTGAACATACGTAGGTTAGGCCAGCAAGTTTTCTTGTATTCACAGAACTGACAGGACTTGTCTAGCTTTGTGTTAGGACTTGCCTTGCTTGCAGGTACAGGTTGAACACGGTCAGTAGGAATGTCACCTGCAACTAACTCTTTAGCTGCTAACATCTCTTCCTCTTTAGTCTTGAGGTCTTCTGTGAAGTCATGCACATCTAGGCATATCTCACCACTAACCTTATCAATCGCAAGGAATGCACCATGCGTCTTGTCTGTAACCAGTGGGTCATCCTTACCTGCATAGACATAAGAACTAAGCTGACTGATGTAACCAAAGGCATCGTTCTCACGAAGAGTACCTTCTTTAAATTTCTTGAAAGCGTAGGGGCTACAAGACTTTACATCCACAGTCATACCATCAATCACACAGTCACGGTGACCACGTATGCCATGAACGTTGAGTCTATCCTGAGAGCCTTCCATGCTATGACCAGAGGCTATCACCATAGATAGGATAAGTTCCTCGATCATGTCTCCGTAAAAGAAACGGAGAAGTAGGTTAGCACTGAGTGGCTCACCAAAGCCTGGCTTGTTTACTTTGTACCACAGCTTACGTTTACACGGTGTGCCAATAGACGAAAGAGATAGATACCCACGAGGCTCTTGCGGCTTACTAAATCTTTTGTTGGCAGACATCGCAATGTTGTTGCCTAGCATAGAACCGATGGTGCCGTTCCAGCCGCCTTGTCCGTAGATCACGGACTCAAGGTCTTCAACTAATGTATCAATCTTTTTCATGTTATCTCCTTAAAAGGTAGCCCCCCGAAGGGGGCCACTAGTTGTTTTGGGAGGAGGTTAAAACAACACTTCGCTGTTATTATTTTCAGCTGCAGCAGATGGCGAAGCATCATCTGAAGCAGTATCTGGAACGTACTGAACATGGTCAAGTACTGTGACCGCATCCAGTCGTGTACCTACAATACTCTTCATCTTAGTATCGTAGACTGAGAGGACAACCTCTACAGTAGATCCATTACCAATGGTGCCATCAAGATCATAGTCCCAATCAGTACCATCAGACTTTTTAACAACAGGCGCACCACTATCCCAATCCTTTCCAGTGTCAAACTTACGGACTAACTTTACTTTAGTGCCACGTCCCATCTGATCGGGTGTACCCCGCTTCATAGAACGTGAAGCTTTCAGTGTGGCTAGGTTGTCATCATCAAGGATGATGTCGATTGTGCAAGCACCGTTGCATTCCCGATAGGCTCCATCAAAACCTTCCATGTCACGGTTCTGCGGAAATACTTTTGCCCACTCGGCAATACCAGTTAGTTTTACTTTACGTGTAGCCATTTGGCCCTCCATTGTTAGTGTACATCACTATAGCGTTGACCATATTGAATATCAATACCCAAGTCAACATTTAATTTAAGCTCTTGATTAAGTTTTTCAATAGCCCAGTTCAATGCATCGGAATGCTCATTCTGTTCTCCTTGCTTTACTAGGTTGATAGACTCGTCATGAAACTGACCGATGATGTTTGGTCTACGTGTTCTGTAATACGCAACCCACTTGTCAAAGCAATAAGCACCAGTGGATTGATTGAGTGTAGAGAACACATCCTTTTCATAACGAAGCGAATGCCAGAAACCGCTGACAGGGTTTTGTACCCACATCTCGCCGTTGATCTTACGTATCTTCTGAGCCTCAGCAAATGCTTTGACTGACCAGTTACGTTTCCAATAAGCATCAAGCAGTGACTGAGCATGGGGTATAGCCATACCTGTCGTACGAGATAACTTAGCTGCACCAACTCCATAGGTCGCAGAGTAATTCACAACCTTGTAGTTCTTGCGTAGTGCCTTGAGTTCTGGACGTTGACCTTGATTGTAAGCGTCAATGTCAGACTGCTTGATAGCACCTGCGTGTTTAGCCAAGTCTAAGTGTGGGTCAAAACCTTCTTGAGACATCTCGTGTACATACCCAGGATCGTATGGGTACATGTAGTGTCTCTTAGTTGTATCTTCAAGAGATGTCATATCAGCACCGCAAAGAACGTAACCGTCTGGAGCAACTAAGCAGCCACGTATCTCTTTACCCCACGGCCTGTCTACCCCAGGAAGATTCACTAATGGTTTCTTGTGTTTGAATCGTAAGGTGTTGGTAAGACCGTCGATCTCAGCACGGACATAACCACCCTGCTCACATTCGATGAATGCCTCAAAGATTTTAAGTCTGTGTTGCATCACAGTCAAACCTTCGAGAACCTCAACGGCAGGATTACTTTCGGCAATGAGCTTTACTGAGTCAGTTAGTTCACCATCCTTACGGACTTGAGGAATCTTTCTTTCTTCACCAGTCTCCTTATTCTTGTCGTATTTAAAGGTGCAAGGTTCCCAACCAAGAGAGTACAACCAGTCCTTGACTTGATCAGTTGAATTAGGATTGGGTTGATCCCAACCTTTGATAACTTCTACTTCACCGTCATAGTGCATGGGTAGGTTGTGTTCTTGTAGGAGGTCAAACCAACGTTGTCCATGAGCAGATGGAGAACCATCTTTCTTGAAACAATTCTTTGGTTTTGTTTTCTTGGTGGTCACCTTGCGCTTTGGCATAACTTGAATAAGCTCTGCCTCTTTCTCAGACTTCTGTTGAGTAAGATCGTCCACACATCTCTGTGCCAACTCCTTGTCCAACTTCCATCCGATACGTTCAGCCACTGAAGCACAGTCCATCTTGAACTCCAGATAGCGGAAGAACTTGTCTAACTGTACCTTGTCTTTGTAGATAAACATAAACCTTTTGAGCAGGTCTTGCCATAGCAACCAGTTTATCTTTACATCCTCGGTACATCTGTGTGCATACTCCTCTTGAGTTAAGTTTTGCCAGTCATCAATCTGAGGTTTGGGTACACCAAAGTCCTCACCGAAAGACTCAAGGCCATGCTTAGGTCGATCATAGTTTATTACCCAAGACATAGGTAGTGTGTCAAAGAGACGTGCTGTCACCTTGATACCCAAGATCTTTTCTAGAAGTGGTACATCATATCTAATAATATTGTGACCAACCAACCCCCGCTGAGAGAGTATAAGATCACGCATATCAGAATAATCAAACAAAGTTTTATAGTCTTTACCATCATGGGTATAGGATAAGCAGTGTATCTTTGTAGCCTGATCAAGTAGTCCGTCAGCTTCTACATCAAATACAATCATGCTGCTATATCACTCCTCTCGTAAGGTATCTCTTCTGTTAGGATCGTAGTCTCTGGATCATAGTAGACTGAACCTGCCTTGCCCAACTTAGCAAATGGACGGTTCTTGTCAACAATAAATTCAGTAGTGTTCTGAAGTATTTCATCCTCGGACTCGGTGTCACGTTCGATCTTTACACAGATAATAGCTTCCTCTTCAAGAGAGGCTGCATACTTTGTGCGTCCATCATCATTGACCTGTGATATAAATACCACACCGATGTTCAACTCCTTGGCAAGCTGTGCCATACGTGACCCAAGTGTAGTCAGAGTACTGGTAGCACCATCAACACCAGAGTTAGACAAGTAAGCCAGACGTTGTACGTGATCAACAAACACAAAGTCAGCACCGAAAGATGTGACTGCCATGCGTGTATAATCAAGTAGAGTTAGAGGGTCATCATGAGACTGCATCTCAAAGATGATTGTCCTGTTGTTCTCTGAGTCAGCAATCTTGTTAGCTGCTGCTTCAACTTGATCAAGGGTGTAACCATTGCGGTCTGCATCCTCTTTGGTACGGACGTTGATACCTAACTCATACGTAGCCATAGCACGTAGGGTAGTAGACTTCATCTCTTCCATGTGAAGTAGAGCTACCTTGACACCCTCATTGTGCAACAGGCCAGTCTCGAAGTAACGGATCACCTCAGTCTTACCAGTACCACGGGGTGCTTTGATAAACGTCAGGCCACCCTTCACCATGCCACGAATCTTCTCGTCAAGTCCTGCATGACCAGTGGGTACATACTCGTAAGGATTCTCTGTGCGTAGTGCATTAGAGAAGTCCTCACTGGAACAAAAGAAGTTCTCAGGGCTATACCGCATGGGCTTCTTAGCTGCCCACATCAAGTCCTTGCCATCACCTGCTTGCAAGAAGTCGTTGGCATCCTTGTGCTTAGACATAGGGACATACCAGAACTTATCTGGGAAGGCTTGATATAACTTGTCAGCTGCTCTACGTCCTGCATGGTCAAGCTCACCTGCGTAGATGATCTCTTTGAAGGACGACAGATAAAGGTGATTGTGTGCGATGAACTTCTCACCAATACTTGCAGACGGCAGTGACTTCACAGGGAATGTCTTGCCTAGAATTTGATACAGCGATGCAGCATCGAACTCACCCTCGGTAAGATAGATACGTTGAGATGTACCTGCGTTGAACTCTGGACCGAACAGATGGTTCATGCCCATGCCCCGATCCTTAGTCCATGACTTAGACTTGTCGTCAACCAGACGGTACTTGACCGTGTGTGGATACTTGTAGGCATAACGTACAGGTCTACCGTCTTCGCCCTGCTGTATGGCAATACCGTACAGTTCGGCTACGTCAGTATCAAGGCCACGTATGCCCTCGTGTGTTTGTGACACTATGGGTATGTCCATAGGGTTTCTCCTTTCTTTCAAAGGATATTCAGCCTTCACCCATTCGAATACCTCTGGCATATCTTTGGATGGGTAGGCTCTCGAACAAGAATGACAATGGCCAAAACCGTCATCATTCCAATTAAAAGCGTCACTTGATCCGCAATCA